TTTTCTCTTCGTAATCCTTAAAGGTTTCTTGCTTCTCAATTTTGATTTGTTTAACATGTTCTAATTCACTCTTGAGCGAAGAATCTACAGCCACTGCCTCATATTGAGCCTTGTTGGCTAATAGCGTCGCTATCTGACTTCCGCCTGTGCCAATACCAACTACTTGCATAGTCCTTTCATTTCCCCATAGTTAACGCCGGCGTCAACATTTACTTTAAAGGTACCAAAGTCTGTTTCACCGTAACACTGAACAAGCTCTTTAAGATAATCTTTGTCTTCCTCATTATAATCAATCAAGACTGAATCGTGAATGACCGCAGTAATCTTGCTTTTACGACCCTCTAGTAACTTGTTGATCTTAAGAGACTGTGTTAAGCATAAATCAGAAGCAGTACTCTGGATTAAATAATTTAAAGCATGAAAAGGATCTGCCTCCATAGTCCGTTGGAAGGGTGTTGTGATTTTACCATCAATATAAAATTTAGATAAAATCTTCTCTTTATCATAAAAGCGGCTTAAACAATCGTCGGCCGAGTCTGGATTGTACAACCAAGCAAACACTCTTTTCTTTGCGTCCTCTCTGGTTCCGTTTCCCCCGAACACATTCTTGATGTTCCAATCATGTACATCGCCTTCCGGCTGCCTTTCTCCGTTTAAAGCTATCAAAACGCGTAGCTCATTGGCATTAAAGTCTAATTCTAAAAACCAGTGATTAGATGGTTTTAAAATCGAACGAAACCTTTTGGTAAAAGCAAGTATTGGAAAACTATTTTTTCTAGTAGAAAGCCTTCCAGTTTTACTTTTAAATAAATTATAGCATATTTTTTCACTTGAGTTCAGAAATTTTTGTATACTTGTAAAGTCACCCTTCTTTACCAAAAGCTTACTTACATTGTCTTTATCTAATTTTAATTTTTGACTACCAATCTTCGTAAGCAACAAATTGACTTCATTTAAAAAAGAATAGTTAGGAGGCTTACTAAAGTTTTCAAAAATAAATTTTGTAATCTGATTTTTGTTTTCACAGTAATTCAATAAAAAACTGTCTGGAACTAAATCATAGAAGCAGTGATCGTTTAGATCTACTTTAGACTTCTGAAGGCAATTGATGAAAGCTTTCATCTGCTTGGTGGACCCCCTCCACGCCTCCTGCAGGGGCGGGGGAAGTACAACATCGTCTATAGTGTCCACCTGTGCGTATAATTTAGCGTATTCTACGTCGTTTCTTAGAAAATTAGGGCTGGCGTCCCAAGTCTGGTTAAGGTTGGAGGGGACATCGTTTTTTATAAATTTTTTGTTGTGGTAAAAGCCCACACATTCTACTTTATTATCAAGTACTTGAAAAATCATTATTGAGGTATCCGTTATCTTCACCAGTTCTCTTATCAAACTGTGTCTGTGAGGATATGATACCATCGTTGTTCAGTCGTGTCAAGTTAATTTCTCCTACGGGCACGTTGCGATAGCCCGCTGTACCCAAATTGTACTGAATGTAGTTTAGTGATTTTCTTAAAGCGTCTGCCGCGCTAGCTGCGCCGGGATTGTTTTTAAATGTTTTAAAGATGGACAAAACATTCTTAAGGTGAAAATTTCTTCTTTTATCACTCACCTCTAGTTCGTTTTCCGCCACTCTGAAATCGTAAAAGAGGGCCAGCCTCTCCTGCTCTGTGAGGGTCGTCGCGGGGTCGCGTTCTTTAAACGAGAAGAACACGCTTTTACAATTAGATAATCCAAAAGTCTCTTGTTTGTAGGTTGGGAATGCTTGACGGAACGTCCCATAAAAGACCTTTAAATACTGATAGAATTCGTTATAATAATCCGTCAAATCTAAACGTTCATAAATAGTGTCGAAGAACTGTTCTAGGTCCGTAACTGTCTCCTTATTTACCACCAAAGTTCCTATTCCCAACTCTGTAATAAAGGGCCGAAGGTGCTTGCTTCCTATGTTTGCTATGATTCTCCACGGATTGTTGCGGTCTACCTTAAATCCATAGCGTGTACACAATTCTTCAAACAATTCAAAGTTTGGATCATTAATAAACTCAAAGGCTTGTGAGTCATTCCCGTACTCCCCCTCAAAAATTTCTATAACAAGCCCCGTAGTAAAAGAGGAAATTTGAGGAGACTCGTGAAACCCAAGACGAGTGAAGGGAGAATTCGTTGAGCGGATGTAATCTAGAAGTATTTTTACAAAGTCGTGGAAATTTGTAATAAGTGGCGATTGTGCCAAATCAGTCAACACGTTGCCAAAGAATTCTTCGTATAAAAACTGCTGATGATCTTGGTACTGATCAACTGGGCTGTTCCAAGCTCGGAAAGGCTGTAAAGTGTTCTTAAAGAATTCAGAATTGTTTTCCAAATAGCCATCCAAGTAGAGAGTTTCATAGTGCATTCGCATCTTTCTGAAGGCATTGGCTACGAACTCCAAGCACATAACCTGTGATTCGTCATCAAATCTAGAAACCGTGGTTAAAAATGATTCTTTGGGGTACACTGATCGGCCCAACGTGTCCACTTTCCCGTAATAGGGGCTGGTATACCATGTATCAAATTGGTTAGTGTCATCGGGATAATAATAATCATAGAGCTTTTTACTCTCGTAGTTGTCTTTAACTCCCGAATCATTATTAGCGTAAGGTAATTTTATCATCAAACCTTCTCCCTAATGTCTTTGGAGTCATCGTTCTGAGGCGGTAAATTATCTTTTGTTTTACCCACAGGCTTAAATTCTCTATCCAATCCATTCCGAGCCAGTACATTAGAATCTAAGCGCAACAAGTCTTCCATGTAACTCGTTACGTTTAAACGCAATGACGTTGGTGGCTCATCATCGTCAATGTCCTGCTGAGTAACATCGGTCCCAGACAAGCCTAGTTGGCTAGCTGGGTTGTAAATCCACGTTCCCATAAAAGAAGTTTCGTAATTTCCCACTGCGATGGTATCTTTAACGTTTTGAATAACATAGTATCCTACAATGCCGGGATCAAATGCGTCGTTGCTAATCCCCAAAGGATTAGCTGGAATTGCGAACAACCCACCTTTAAAGAAGACATTGTTGCCCAGTGTCGACACATTTGCGGTGTATCGATACTTTAAAAGAACTTCTGCAGAGTTCACCAAAGATTGTGCCCAAAGGGCAGTGCGAAGACCCGGAAAGTCCTGAGATGAGAAATTAATGCTGCGTAAAAGTCCTTGGTCCGCGCCTATTTTGATGTGAGGGGCATTTTGTTTTATGTCTTCTGACTCTTTGAAAAAGGGAGGCTTGGCACCCTTGAAACGCTTTTTCAAGAAAACACTTCCGATCGGATTGCTCGGGTTTTTCAAATTTGTATAAAAGATGACAGACTTAAGGTCTTTTTTGGTAGTGATGTCAGTATTAGTCTTTAATTTTCCAGACAAAGAAGTAAAAAAGTTTTTATTGTTTGTTGTATAAACTTTTCTAAAAAGAGTGACATCTTTCTTGTTACCCTTCATTTTTGTTAAATAATTTAATGGCCTGATTGTGCCGATTCTTGTATCGCCAAACAAGGGGTTCGCGGAACCCTCTAAAATTTCAGGAACAAGTTTTGTCATAATGTCGTTTAAAAAATCACCAAAAGCATACGTTATTCGACTTTTAGCTGTATAGTTTTTATAATACCATCTCTGGAATAGGTCAACGCTTACTAAAATGTCTCCTAAATTCAAGGAGTAGTCGTGACCCAACGCCTTAGTATCAACATTTCCAAGTCCAACAAAAGGAACTTGGTCTTTATAGTCCTCTTCTAAATCAGAATAGGCGGCGGCGACAAGTGCCCTCAGTGGAAAAAATAGAATGTCGCCATAGGTTTTGCCTTCTCGCTTAACACCTTTAGGTGCATTGAAAAGAGTTCCCGCAGTATTGTCTACAATGGATAGCTTCTCTTCATCGTCTTTTCCCTGTAGACCCTCTTCTAGAATGATGTTATTTTCGAATTGATCAGTTTTAAAATTTGAAGCCAGATCGGCCACTTTACTAGAAACCAATTCACCACCCTTTACCTCCTCTAAAAAGATTTCTGACTTTAGTGAGAAGTTTCTTAACCCATCTCTAGTGGGAGATTTCGCTGTCGATTTAAAATTTATTTTAAACAAGTCTTTGTTTCTTCTAATTGTATCTAAGAATTTATGTTTTACTAAGGGCGCAAGTTTAATTCGCAGAGAATTCAATGTTTTGTTGGTTTTGCGTAGTTTCCGACCCAGTTCTTTTTTCTGTTTACGAATTTTTATTAATGCTCTCTTGTTTTGTGCAGCACCTTTTACTTTAGGGGCATACTTGCGTCTGGCCTCAGTTGTCTTTAGTTCTCTTAATGTTGTTTCGGTTTCTGCCTGTACCTTTAAAAGGGTTCTGTATGTATTTAATAAGCTCTTTGTAGATTCAGAAACTTCCAAAGAGGCAATTTCGACTTGATCTTTAGGAATTGCCACATCAGATTTTTTGTTAAAAAGATCCTGATCTTGTTGAGTTGTGTAAGAACAATTTAAATTGATTGAACCATCTTGTTCAAACCCAAAGTCATGACCCTTGTATCTCAAAACCCATCTTTTCTTTTCCTTCATTAGGATTTGAGTCTGCATTTTAGGAGGGATGATGGTCGGATCGGTAAAACGGGAAACGCCATAACCGTACTCTAACACCAATTCCTCAAACTTGGGTGCCAAGAAGGCCATTACTTTAATAAAGCTAAAATCTTTTTCTCCTAGCTTATTCTTTCTGGTGAGGATGTTGATGTTCTGGAAAAAGTAATTTACATTAACGGTCACACTCAAAATGTTTCCAAGGCCCGGGAATTTACGATCAACCGTGACGCCCTGAATGCCCGCGCCGTCGCCTCTGCTAAATTTACTCTTCAATAAACTATTGGGCTTAAATTCATCTTCCGAAGTAAAAGACTTAAAAGGAACCACCATTTCAGTCCATGGATCATTTTGTTTTTTACGATAACGATAAATAAGCTTAACATAGGGAGTTAAAGCTGCCATCTCACTGGTGCCAATGTTTGACATAAAACGAACGTATTCATTGTGTTGTGCTTGTAAATTAGCGTTCTTTTCATTGTTGGACCCATAAGATTGTTCTAACTCTTGGTGAAACGAGGGGTGAATACTAAACAACTTGTTCCTAGTGTTTGCGCGACCTTGAATAATTCTTTTATAAGTGTCTTGATCAAGCCCTTTCACAGAACTGAATTCGAACTTGTCATCGTAGATGACTCTCGCCAACGCGCCCCTTGTAGCTTCATTGGTTCCACGATAGATTTGTGGACACAACACCTCATTCAGCACCTGCTGCCTATCTAATCCGCCGGGACTTATTGGAAAGAATAAGTTAGCTGAACTCTTAATTGCCATCTTATAGACCCATTGTGCTCAATACTTCGTCCAAAAACAAAGGTACCAAAAGAACTTCCCCCAACTCTACATGTTGCTCTGTTGGTTTCTTATTGAACCAAGCAATAACCCACCAGTATTCAGGGTTGTTATAATAGGTTGAGGATAATTTATAAAATCTATCACCCAGCTTCCATGTTACTGGAATGGTTTGAATTTGATCGTATTCGTCTTGTGTGGGGTAGCTCAATTCATTAACAGGGAGTTGTCTTATTCCCTGTTGACCATAGCGTTTCTTAAAAGTTTTTCTATAGCCGGGAGTGGCATTGATAAATTCGTTAATGTTTTTGTATCTAGAAAGTGCCATTATCCGTTACCCTACTTTGTTATTGCCTTGGAGATCTTAGCCATTTCTTTGCCTCCACTACCACCTGTGCTGCCTGCCAATCTACTAGCTTTAGTTCCAGTTGCTGCCGTATTAGCGTCACCGTCTACCTGTTCGTTAAAAAAGTTTGTGCTGGAACTGTCTACCGCATAGGGAAAATTTTCATTTCCCATAAAGTGATCGTCTTCAGCAAAGCCCGGTGTTTCTTCATGGAGAACATTCATGTTGAATTGGATTTCATAAGTTTTAGCATAAATAACCCCATCGCCCTCGTCCTCAATCAAGAACATGCCACTTGTATCTAAGCCGTGCGTAATGCCAATCTGTCCATTTACATAGCCCAGTAGTCCTCGGGATGGATTTGTATAATCACAAATTAAATTTGCGAACTTAATTCTAATCAGCGGTGGCGCGTTAAGAATTCTAGTGTCTTTCGCATTCGTGTTTACATACGACGGGTAGAGATTTTTAATAATTGTATTAATGTCTTTAAGAATCTGGCGTGCATGAGGCTCGTTGAAGGCGGGCATCGTTAAAGAAAAGCTTAAAGAGCGCTTGGTTGACTGATAGATTGGAATGTCGTCCATGCGACCAAACACAGATACCGGGGTGAAGTTCGGGGTAAAACTGTCTTGTAAGCTCTTTAAGTAAGCCGGAAAAGTAACGCCGTCTCCTGTCGTTGGAAACTGGATGAAGATGTTCGCAAAAGGATACTTAAGGCGTAACTCACGCTCTTCATTAGAAGAATAGGCTAGCTTCTTGTCCTCCTGTAGAGTCTTCTTAATTGTTAAATCATGATTTGGCACTTAGCTGGTCTCCTTTATTTTTCTTTGACCACACTCATGGCTGGTAGGCCCCATGGGTTTTGCCCAACCAAAGCCGGTTTGGTCGCCGTGTTTGGTAGCCCAGCAACTGCACCTGCGATTGTTTTTGAAGACTGAAGAAAGGCTTGGGAGAATGCAGTCGAGGTCGTGCCCAACGTCGAAATGGCTTCGGCCGTCTTTTCAGCCAGTGTCTTATTTGAAGCGCTCCAAGTAACACTGGCCTCTTCCAATTTCTTAGTAGCAGCCGTCATCGCAGGAACAGCCTTGTCTAGAACGCGGTTTCCAGCGCGGGCCAGATCAGTATCAACTGCCGCCCTCATGCGACTCGCTGCTTGGGCTGCTCGTTCTGCGGCTAAAGCAAATTTACCGATCATCTGATCGCTTACCTGTTGTTGTTTTTGCTCTCTGGTAGTGTTTTCATCGGCAATTTTTCTTTGTTCGGCAGCATTCATTTCACCCAAATTTTTACTTTCACTTAAAAATCTATTTAAATCTCCACCCTTCTCTTTATTTAACATGGCGCGGATGGTGCCCACATCGACTCCAACCTGCGTCGAGAGTTCTCTTAAAATTGCGCGTTGGCCAAGGTCAGTCATTCCCTCAATTTCGCCGCCAACTTGCTGAATTTGTTTGGTGATGTATTGAAGTCTATCTGGTTGGCTCATCAAGGTTGCCTGCACAGCATCGAACGATCCACCTAGGTTGGAAAGGAGCATATTGAGATTACCGCCAAATTCCATTCCCCCTTCGATAGTTTCAAACTTATCGGTCAGCGCAGTTAATTCCCTAACATCAGTTCCCATTCTTCTGGCAATCTGTTGAAACACAGTAAATTTAGAAAGTGCCTTTTGGGGATCTAGTTCTACGAAGAACGTGCTGATGTTAGAGTTGAAGTCTTCGAACACCTTATTAAAGGGTTGGCCCGTCTTTCTAGCAAATTGTAATAATTGTCTAGAAAACTTGTCTGATGACTTTGCGTTCATAGAAAAGCCGCGATCTAAATTATTCAGAAAGTTAACAGAAGTGTCCATGCTAATGCCAAATCTTTCATTGACTGCCGTCAACTTTCTCAATGACCGCTCTTGTGCAGGAAAGCGCTTCGACACAAGAAGGTTTAAGCTGTTTCTAAATTTCAAAGATGCAGTATTGAGTTGTTCTAGTGTGACACCATAGCTTAAAAGAGCATCTTGTTGGCGGCGCATTCCCTTAATAAAGGCGCGGGTGTCTTTGACGCCGGCTTGATTTAAATTAACTCTAAAAGTTTCTATTCTTTTATTTTGTTTTTCTAGAATAGCGACTAATTTTGTGCCGGCAGTCCCCAATTTCTCCAACATGCCTGCTGCGGCAGGGCCACCTTGTACAAGGTCGCCCATGGCCTGAGTCACGCCTACGCCGGCACCGACCACTGCACCCAAGGCTGACTCTAAATCGTTTGCGCCGCCTGTCAAAGTCTGCATGGCGCTAAGAGTTTCTTTTCCTCGTTCTATGAACGCTTTATTTGTAGATGCTGGTTTTGAGCCTGCTCCAACACCTTTCTTTTCGCCGCCTGCTGCCATCGTGCTTTTCCCTCATAGTAATTAGAAGACTACGACGTTTTATTCAATTCCTCGTAATGCTTCACTAATCGGTTATAAATCCAATTTCTTAAATTAACTGGCATACAATAAAGTTCAGTAAAAGTGAACTTAGATTGCATCACCATAGTAAATAGTTGTTCATAAACACCGTTGATGTAGCTACTCGTCAAACCAAAAAAAGTTTATCCCAACAGGGACACCTCCTTTGTCTAGATGTCCACACGCTTCACATTCGTGGGAATAGACAAAATTCACATCTGGTTTGTATTCGTCGTATTTCTTTTGGAGGAACTTGGAATCTCTTAGTAATAGGTTGGGAACCAAAGCATTAATGTTTGCGGGATTTGAATCTCCGTCCACAGACACAATCAACCTTCGGTGGGTATCCATTGTTTCACTACCTTGTAGGCCGTGTTTGGCTCGCTGTTTGGTCTGTTTATTGATAAATTGAACGTCTTCTCCTGTAGCGATCTTGAATTCAATCTTTCTTTTAGAAACTGGTAATTCCACAAATACTGTCCTGTTGGCGCTTAACTTAGACATGTCAAATTCTTTATTTACCATCTCTGATAACTTAACGGTGTGGTCAAATGAAGTGTAGCACTTTCCACAAATTGTGTTGAATTGATAGTCATCGCCATAAGAGTTCTTGCGGGTATTAATAAGAATGGCATTTCTATCTCCCGGCAATAATGAAGTGGCTCTAATGTTATCAACCGTCACACTTTCAATAAGCTTATCAAACATGACACCGTTTTCAGCATACGTTACAGAAGATAAAATTTCTTCTTCTCGGGTTGTCATGTAACGCACTTCAACCTCCTCTTTGTTATGCCATGGGTGTGCCTCGCTGTAAAACGCGCCCTTTGATGGCAAATCAATAAAGTCTGTTGGGACTTGATAGCCACCATGGTTGACTGGTGCGGGTGCGGGGGCTGGTTGGCTTTGTTTAGTGATTTTTTCTTCCTGCTGTTTCATAAATTGTTCTAGCAGTTCAGGGGGGATTTGTGCTCTCCCTTCGTTGTCTCTCATTTATACCTCTTAAAAAGTTGAGCCTAGTTGTAACTTGGCCCAATCATATTGTACCGTAAGATTGACATCTGTTAAGTCCTCGCCGCCATAACTATTTTGGCTGAACTTGACAGATGTGATCATCGCATTATAGATTGTCCAAGTTTCAAAAGCGGTTCCGTCTTCTTTCAATGACAAAATTTTGATGTTGCCCACAGCCTTTGTCAAATTTTCTTTTGTTAGATTGCGCGTTCCGTATAATGAATCGCGAGCAGTGCCGAGTGGATTAACAATTGCGCTTAAAATGCTGGAGCCTTGGGATGAGATCGCATCGTCTGGATAGTAATACGAATGAGCCAAAAGCTTATTCATAATGTTTCCACCAACAGAGCCAACTGTATTTCCACCATAAATTTCTTTTATGTTTATTGAAATTTGATTCCACTTAACTCTAACTGGATAACGCACAACATGATCCAGCAGAATGTGCTCTACGGTATCAATGTCGTAAGACGGTCTATCCACCTGACTGATGTAGAAAGGGGGAATGTCATCCATTAACACAACAAAGCGATGTTGTTGTTGTGCGTTTAAAATTAAATCTAAATCGTGTAACTGGGACTGTTCATTAAAAGCAGTATACTTGCTAATACTCTTAAGAACATTGGTGGTAAAGTTCGGTGCTAAATCTGCCATCTACTTTAATTAGTTTACAGTACTAATTTTAAGAATCGGTGATGGGAGTAAAGGATTCTAATTCGGCCCAGTCATAAGACAGAGCCATCTGTAATTCAATAAGCTCTTCAGAACCATAAGTTGCCTGAGCATATGATACAGACTTAACCCAAACATTATTAAGTTTCCACGTTTCAATTGTTTCACCCTCTGTATTCATGGTGTCAATTGTGACCTGACCGATTTGATCGATCATGTTGGCCTTGCCTAGTGACTTTCTGTAGTAGTTAGGATCACTCGGAGAGGGACTAAAATCACCCGGGTAAACATAGCCCGCGTTTTTAATAAGGGATAATAACTTTCTAGACATGTCGGGGTCAATTGGATCTGCCATGGTTACATTAATGTCTCCCCATGTAATTTTCCCCGGGTACTTAAATTGATGAATTAAAAAGTCATGCGTGACCTCGCCAATCGTTGGCGATGGCCTGTCTACCGTTTTAATTACATAAGCTGGAATGCCAGAGATGTTAAGAATGAACTTATATTGTCTCTTAGGTTCTGTTAACGGGTTTGCCCAAATTGGAATTGATGTAGCCATTTATCTTTTCTCTCCTAAACTTAAATAGTTTTCCTCTAAATTAATCATCGAACGAAGCACCGGTATTTGTAATGATAAAGTCAAGTGCGATGTACTCGATTGCTCTGGCCGGCTTAATGAATAACTTAGCATACATGATGTTTTGGTCAATTAAGTCAGGCGTCGTTGTGGTCTCATCCAAGATCAACTTGTAATCAGTTAAGCCGTAACGCGTCTTTACGTCCGTCAAGAACGGGATCGCCTTTGATTTAAAGGCCGTCCATGTGTCGGGAACGTTTGGCTCAAACAAGGTGTTATTAGCAATCTTAGAGATGCCCCTCTTTAAGAAGATGAGCAGGCGGCGCACATTAATACGGTCCAGAGCACTTCTATCAGCCTGTAGTGTCTTCTGACCAAAGATAACGACACCCTCATTTGGGAACGAGGCAATTGGGTTGATGTTTACCTCGTAGAGGCGGTCCCGGTCGTCCTTGAAGAGCTTAAGCGCCGTATTAGCAACTGGTACGCCGGTTATGCCAGTTGATAAGCCACCGCGGTTAAAGCCAGCAGGGGCGAACCATGGAGCCTGTACGCGGTCTGTGTAGGACATCGCGCCGATCGCGGCGACACTTGGTGGAACCCAAACGTCTTTGGCGTTAATGTTGTCACGAATCTTGACCCATGGGTAGTAAGTCGCCGCATAACTGGAGTTTAGCTTTCTACCTTTGAGTGTATTAATGGCGTCATTCACATTACCTTGACGCTTGGCTTCGGTTGTGACGTCGCCATAGCGCCATTCATGAGAAGGAACGTAGCCCTTGTCAATGTCAATAACTGCCAAAGCATCGGCACGTTCATCCGTGTTGGTGATGAGTGTGTTTTGTAAAGACTCCTGCTCTAAGCCGGGAACAGAAATAACATTGTAAGCAGCAATTTCAGGATTTTTAACCGTGTTGATTGCTCTCTCATAAGTGTTGTATTCATAACTTGTTAGCGGATTTGATGTTTCTATTGCGACATTTGA